AGCAAAATTAGATACAGCTTATAAAAACGCTTTATTAAATCCTAATAAAGATAAAAAACTTATAAAAACTATTGAAAATTTTGCAGATACAATTGGAGTTAATATAGGAAAAGGATCAACTAAAAAATTTGATTTTGGAACTGCTAATATTGCTAAAAAAACTAAAGCAGATTTTGCAGCTGAACTAACTCAAAATTTAAGAGAACAACGACTTGCTAGAGAAAACTTATTAAAGTTTCAAAAAACAAAAGAAGGTAAAGATATAATAAAACAAATTTTTCCAAAAGGACAAAAGATACAAATACCAGCAACTAATATAAAGGGTCTTTCTGCTTTTATGAAAAATTTAGGAATTAAATGTCAGTTATCAAGTGGCATTAATTGTATGGATCCAAGAGCATATGAAAAATCTTTAAATGAATTAAGCACAAAAGCACAAGCTGGTGATCAAGCTGCGGCAGCTAAAATGACAAACTTTGCTAAATCAGTTAGAGGTGCAGGGAGCGTAATCAAAGGTGTGTTGGGTCCTGCTGCATTAGTTTTTGAAGCAGGGATAGCTGTGCCTCTTGGGTTATTTGAATACTCACAAGGTAAACCTGCAACAGAAATAGTAAACTCATTAACGTACGGACTTTTTGGAAAAAGCAGGGATGATAGATTAAGAGAACTAGATCCTACATATGGTCAGGCAGAAAATTTACAAAACATTGGAGAAAGATTAACTAGTTTGGAACGATTGCAAGAAGGAACTAAAGGTCAGAGAATAAGAAGTAAACCAAAATTTCAAAAAGCAGATGAAGAATTTAAAACTGTAGGAAAATCTTTTATTGAGGCAGACGATCCAAAAAAAGCTCTTGCTGAAAATCTTGAAAAAAGTCAAGACCTAAGAGAAAAACTTATTGATGAAGATATAAAAAGAAAGGAAGATAGAAAAACAAAGTTTGATTTAAGTAATCCTTTTATGGCAGCAGGAGGTGGTATAGCAAAAGAAGCTGGCGATTCGTCAGGCCCACCACCAGAATCAGGACCGATGTCTCAAGGGTTGCAAGGTCTAATGAAACGTGTTAGAAACTTATAGGAGTATATATGGCAGAAATAGACAAAGGACTCCCGAACACTAGAAAACAAGAAGAGATTCCTTCACAAGAAGAGATTCAAGATGTTGCTGTTCAGGAACCAGTAGAAGAAAAAGGACCAATCGAGGTCATCCCAGAAGAAGATGGTGGCGTAACATTAGATTACGAACCAGGTGCAATCAACGTACCAGGAACAGAATCACACTTTGATAACTTAGCAGAACTTTTACCAGATGATGTATTGGAACCAATAGGTGGTGACATGGTCCAAAATTTTATGGACTACAAAGCATCAAGAAAAGATTGGGAACAATCTTACACACAAGGTTTAGATCTTTTAGGTTTTAAATACGAGAATAGAACAGAACCATTTCAAGGAGCTTCAGGTGCAACACACCCAGTGTTAGCAGAAGCAGTTACACAGTTTCAAGCTCAGGCATACAAAGAATTATTACCAGCAGACGGACCAGTTAGAACACAGGTCATTGGTGTTAAGAATCCACAGACAGAACAACAAGCTGTTCGTGTTAAAGATTACATGAATTATTTAATTATGGATCAGATGAAAGAATACGAAGCAGAGTTTGATGCTATGTTATTTCATTTACCATTATCAGGATCAACATTTAAAAAAGTTTATTACGACGTACCTATGGGCAGAGTCGTATCAAAATTTGTACCTGCAGATGAATTAGTCGTTCCGTATACAGCTACCTCATTAGATGATGCGGAATCGATAATTCATGTTGTTAAAATGTCAGAGAATGAATTACGTAAACAACAGGTTAATGGTTTTTATAGAGATGTAGAACTAACACCTCCAGGTAATGTCGAAAAAAATGACGTTGAAAAAAAAGAAAAAGAATTAGACGGAACTAAAAAAGTTGGTAAACAAGATACAATGTATACTCTGTTAGAGTGTCATGTAAATCTAGACTTAGAAGGTTTCGAAGAAGTTGGCCCTGAAGGGGAGCCAACTGGAATAAAATTACCTTACATCGTAACAGTCGAGGAAGGTAGCCGATTAGTTCTCTCCATACGGAGAAACTATGCGCCCAATGATCTAAAGAAAAATAAGATCCAATATTTTGTCCACTTTAAATTTCTGCCAGGACTAGGATTTTATGGCTTTGGACTCATTCATATGATTGGCGGATTGAGTCGTACGGCAACGGCGGCTCTCCGTCAATTATTAGACGCAGGAACTTTATCAAACCTACCAGCAGGATTTAAACAGAGAGGTGTTAGAGTTAGAGACGAAGCAGCTCCAATACAACCGGGTGAGTTTAAAGATGTAGATGCACCAGGTGGATCATTACGTGATGCATTCTTTCCATTACCATATAAAGAACCATCACAGACATTATTAAATCTACTTGGTATCGTTGTTCAGGCAGGTCAAAGGTTCGCGAGTATTGCTGACATGCAAGTGGGCGATGGTAACCAAGCAGCAGCAGTTGGTACAACGGTTGCATTACTAGAACGTGGTTCAAGAGTCATGAGCGCAATACACAAAAGATGTTATGCAGCGATGAAACAAGAATTTAAATTATTATCTAAAATAGTTTCACAATACCTACCACCAGAGTATCCTTACGATGTTGTTGGTGGCGCAAGAAATGTTAAACAAGCTGACTTTGATGATAGAGTAGATGTTGTGCCAGTTGCAGACCCAAATATATTTTCGATGTCACAAAGAATAACACTTGCACAGACACAGTTGCAGATAGCAACATCAAATCCACAGCTACATAATATGTATCAAATCTACAGAAATATGTACGAGGCAATAGGTGTAAAAAATGTTGATGCGGTTTTACCGGCACCAGCACCAACAGCACCAATGGACCCAAGTATGGAGCACATCAATGCATTAGCAGGCAAACCTTTTCAAGCTTTTCCTGGTCAAGATCACAGAGCACACATCACAGCTCACTTAAATTTTATGTCAACTAACATAGTTAGGAATAATCCTGCAGTTATGGCAGCGATACAAAAAAATATTTTAGAACACATTAGTTTAATGGCTCAAGAACAGGTACAATTAGAGTTTAGAGAACAATTACAGCAGATGATTATGATGCAACAACAAGCTGCAACTAATCCACAGATGCAAGCGCAGCTTCAAGCACTTACAAATCAGGTTGAAGCTAGAAAATCTGTGTTGATTGCAGAGATGACAGAGGAATTTATGAAGGAAGAAAAGAAAATTACATCACAATTTGATAATGACCCTCTTTTAAAACTAAAATCACGTGAAGTTGACCTTCGTGCAATGGAAAATGAGCGAAAAAGAGACAACGATGAGGCCCAAATCGACCTTGCAAGAGCAAGATTGATGCAACAGGGTGAGATTGCAGAAGATAAAATGGAACAAAATGAAGATTTAGCAAAATTACGTGCTGGAGTTAGCCTTGCAAAGACAGGAGTTAAGCAAGCAGCGGTAATTACGGAGGATAATTAATGCCATTAAACAAAAAAGGTAAAAAAATTATGAAATCTATGAAGAAACAGTACGGAAAAAAGAAGGGTGAAAAGATATTCTATGCATCTAAGAACAAAGGTGTTATAAAAGGAGTAAAAAAAGGAGCATAAATGCAAAAACTAGACAAAATAAAAGAAGTTAAGGTTGCAGAGCAGAGTATCGAGGTAGATCCTAGATCTAAAACGACTGCAGATGGAGCTTTTAACTATATTGCTACAGGAAAACCTGAAATGCCAGTTGGCGGTCAGAAAAGAATGTTAGCAGAGAAAAGAAGAAACTCTAAAGCGTATTAATTATGTGGTTATCGGCGATTCCATTAGCCGTTTCTGCTGGAAGTAAGATTTACGCTAACAAGCAGAGAACGAAGATGGCAATGTCTGATGCACAACTGATGCATGCAGAAAAAATGGCCCGTGGTGAGGAACAATACCAGGGTAAATTGTTAGAGGCCCGACAGTCAGACTGGAAGGACGAGGCAGTTTTGATAATTCTCAGTTTGCCCGTGTTGGTGCTCGCCTACGCAGTAATATCAGATGACCCAACGGCGATGGACAAGGTAAAATTATTCTTTGAGATGTTCTCGCAGCTCCCGTCATGGTCTTTCTCTTT